GGAGATGGTAACAGGGGTGGTACTAGGTACTGTCTTCATGTCACCGTGGTCCTCCCTCTTTGAAGTCAGACCTTACACTGATGTTCAATTGGTCTCAGTAGCTAAGACAGACACAGCAGTTACCATAACAGCTAACTTCCGTAAAACTGATTGCTCCTTTCAACGCTTAGAGGTTTTTGGGTATGATCTAGGTCAGACTTACGCCCTGGATTGGGAGAATGTTGTAGTAAGGGACGAGGTAGATCGTGGGTTTAGCTACGATAGGGTAGAAGGGGGTCACACCCTCCGTATCAAGGTCAAGCTACCCGACACAAGCTACGATAAGATTGAAATAAGAACAAGACATCTATGTGATGGGGCTAAGATTGACAAGGTTTTCGTTACAGTAGATTCAAAGGATCTAATATGATACAGGTACTCCTCCCTATCCTAGCGCCTATCCTAGGTGACGTTCTGAAGAAGATAATACCTGATTCAGACAAACGTGCTGAGATTGAACGTGAGACTAAGTTAGCTCTCTTGGAGCACACAGACTCCTTGGAGAAGGTACGTGGGGAGATTATCCTTGCCGAAGCTAAGTCAAGCAACTGGATCACATCAGCTTGGCGTCCCCTCCTGATGTTAGTGGCTATTGCTATCATCGCTATGAACTACCTTGTGTTCCCTATCATCGCCATTGGGTACCCGAGTATTATGGACAACCTCCTCGAGCTGCCTGATCAGCTCTGGAACCTTCTAACACTTGGTGTTGGTGGTTACATTGTAGGACGTAGTGGCGAGAAGATGATAGATAACTTTAAGAAAGGTGATAAGTAATGGGCTGTTGGGTTAATAAGAAAGAACCGTGTGGTTGTTGTTTTGGGTGCTGGAACATGGACCCCGCTTCCATTTCAACTAAGTTTAAACTACTCAACGGTACTGTTATCACTTCCATCTCTTTGTTTGAGGACTGAGAGAAATGGCAGATAAGAAAAGAGACTACAAGAGGGAACGTGAGCTCCAGCTTAAGTCTTCTAAGTCTAACCTAGCGGCTAACGCCTCTCGTAAAGCGGCCCGCCGTAAGCTGGAGAAAACAGGGGCTGTCTCTAAAGGAGACGGTAAGGACGTGGACCATAAGAACCGCAACCCCCTTGACAACTCCACTAAGAACCTGAAGGCCAAACCTAAGTCAGCCAACCGTAGCTTCTCCCGTAAGGCAAATGCTAAGAAGTATGGTAAGAATATAGGGGCCTCTAACCCACCCTCACAAAGGAAGTACAAGAAATAATGATGTTTAAGGAACATGAGAAAGAGCTTAACAAGAAGGGTTACTTCTTTACAGCTGATCAGATCGTAAATAAACGTGGTGACGTTCTAGCAAGTATGAACCCCTATGGTGAGTTTGACTGCAAGGACGATGACCTGATGGTCGCCATCTGTGACTGTGAACTCTCTGCAGCTGAGAGTGTTAAAGTGGTTGAGAAGAAACCAGCTAAGAAGAAGAAACGTGCACGTGATGAGGATGGCCACTTTAAGGCTGATGATCCAACAACTCCTGACGTCAACGAAGCCTGGGAAGAGTAAGGTATGTCCAACCCCTCCTATACTACTTTCTTTGAAGGTAAGTCTGTAACGAGTACTACAGCTGACGCAGGGGCTGACGTAGTCTTCGTCGCACCCTTGAACCACGATGCAGAGATCACCTTCTTGAGTTGTACGAATGGCGGGACGACTGACACTGTCAATGTGATGGTCTATCACTTCGATGATGACACCTACTACTACCTTCTTAGACAACACTCTATCGCAGGTAACGATACATACCTGCTTGCGGAGAAGTCATCAATCTACCTCCACGCAGGGGATAAGTTATTAGTATACAAGAACGGGGGTACCTTTGACGTCAGTGTCTCTGGTAAACTCTTCTACAACCCAGTTAGGAGCCTATAGTGTCTAAACGTGAATTAACAGAAAAGCAGGAATTGTTCCTGTCTGTACTCTTTGAGGAAGCAGAGGGTGACCCCCTTAAGGCTAAGAAGTTAGCTGGTTACTCTGATAACGTGCCGACCTCTACTGTAACAGCAGCGCTGGCCGATGAGATTTACGAACTAACTCGTAAGTTCATTGCACAGAGCTCAACTAAAGCTGCCTATACCATGTTCAAAGTCATGGGAGACACGGATATGTTGGGTGCTAAGGAAAAGATGAATGCAGCCAAGGACCTTATGGACCGTGCTGGGTTTACTAAGACGGAAAAGGTAGAGGTCTCCAGCAGGGAGCCAGTCTTTATTCTACCTTCAAAGAAGGAGCAAGACTAATGGCTGTTAAGAAGGACCCACGTTTGGAACGTGCAGGTGTATCCGGTTACAACAAACCTAAACGTACACCTAACCACCCCAAGAAGTCCCATGTTGTAGTCGCTAAAGAGGGTGACAAGATTAAGACTATCCGCTTTGGTGAGCAGGGTGCTAAGACAGCAGGTAAGCCTAAAGCTGGTGAGTCTGCTGCTATGAAGAAGAAACGTGCAAGCTTTAAGGCTCGGCACGGTAAGAACATCAGCAAGGGCAAGATGAGTGCGGCTTACTGGAGCTCACGTGAGAAATGGTAGTAAAAACAAAACGTTACACTAAGGATTGCCCTGACTGTGGTACAGAGCAGAGCTATGGTCGTAAAGATCACTACAATTCTGCTGTGACAAATAACTGGAAGTGTAAGTCTTGCTCCAACAGCTCTAATAACTTTCAGGCAAAGTAGGGCCTATGCCTGTCACTTGGTTTAACACTAAGATGCGTGGCGGTATGGGCAGAGGGTACCAATGGGATATAACACCTGAATATATTATCTCTATGTATGAACAGCAGGGTGGTCTTTGTGCCCTTACGGGGTGGCCTATAGGTTGGTCAGAAAAGGGTTTAACGGCTACTGTGTCTATAGACCGAATAGATTCCGAAGAGGGCTACATTCAGGGTAACGTGCAACTGCTGCACAAAGACGTTAACATGGCTAAACAACAGTACTCCCAAGACTACTTTATTGCCATGTGTAGAGCTGTCGCTGACAAGGCTAAATGGTAATAACAAC